CACCTCTCTGAGGAATTTATAACAGGAGCCCTACCACCGATACAGGTCAACGTTCAGGGGACTCAGCACCAAGGCGTCTTCGAGAGCGCGGTAACACTGTGCGCCTAGCGCCGACAGCTTCCCCCGCTCTACGGAGCGCCCGGAGATGAAACCCCCTAGTACTCGTGTGGTTGCAGCAACGATGATGGAAGTGAGAGCGGGATGGGCGACGGCCGAAACGTTGAGCGTCAGGTCTCCAAAGAGCCAACCCAACGCCTCACCACGCGACAGTCCCCGGCCCTCCAGTTGCCCCACGGCACGCCCGAAGTCCCGGTCCCGCTCACTAAACCACCTGAACACGCCCGACTGTCGCCGAAGAGAGAACACTTCGGACACGTCGGTCCACCGCTGCTTCAGGTGTGCAAACCTGCCCCACTGCGCACCGTGTTCGTGCCGCAGCGAGGAGAACTGGAGCTCCGATGGGGTGGCGGCCGCCAGGACGCTGCACTCAGATCTGAGTGCTAGTGCACCAGCAGCCGTCCACCTCGGTGGATCTTGAAAGCTCTTTGAATGCTCGGGCCGCTTCGCATGCGACCTGAGCACGGAGTTTACCGACGGAACGTCATCGGCGGCGATCTTTGCCGCAACGGCTTGCTCAGCAAGCTGCTGCGCCTCGGCCTCGCTCACGGGCAAAAAGGTGGAGTAACGATCGAAGATAGTCTTCTTCCGCCACCCAGTCTGGTTCAAGACTTCGAAGCCGGAGAGCCGAGTTCTTGGCCATGTTCCGACCATCCTCGTCTTACCGTCCCAAGGCTCTATCCCCAGCCCACCGAACTGCTTTGGTACCATGAGCCACGTCTGGCTGACGTGGTTCCGCTGTGACCAGACCCTTTTGCACGCGCGCCACCACGCGTCGACCCTCTCGTCTACGCACCCTCTTCGCTTGAGGATACGGACCGAGTCGAATATGTGTGCCATTGTGGACTCGTCCTCCCAGGGAGCTGAGCTCCACGGCTTACGTTGCTGCAAGCCGGGAACGGCCCGGGCACAGTAGCCTTCGCAGCCGTCCTGAGAGTACCACACGCGCAAGAATTCGCTGTTGCCGCGCCAAATTCCGAACTTTCCCTCACCACCAATCGCCCCGACAACCTGATAGCCCAGGCGGAACAGCAGTGCCCGGCAGTACCCGTTCGTAACGATCGCACTATCGTCACCACGGATCCACCGTGACGGCGCGGGAACCGACATGGCCTGTAGGATCCTCTCGACCCAAATAGTCATAATCGTGTTCCACGCGTTGCCGAGCACCGTAGTCAGCCTAAGACCCGACATAACGCCGCCAGTGACGGGGAACTTGTGTCTGTCCCCCTTGGCACCAACAACGCTAAGCGTCGAGTGGTCGAAGCTGTCGACTATATCCTGCACGTAGCGCTCGAACTCATCCCGATGCTCAGAGGGCACATTCTTGAGCGCGCTCTTTGCGAGCGCCCGCACGATAGCCTTAAGCTCCGACGTGTTTGGCTGATGGTCGAAGGCCGCGTAGTCAAAAGGGAGATTCCACCCGGCAATGACTGTCTTTAACATCTTGAGCATACGCACGTGCTGCTCGTCGACATCCTCTTCAATAGTACTGCCAGGCCACCTTAGGTAACTACCACCACACAGCCGCAGGAACCAACTCATCTTCAGGTACATCGGTATATCGAAC